AAAGCACTTAATAGAGATAAACCTTTTTTGGGACTTATCTTTATTATTTTATACCTACCAACTAGAATTACAGGTTTTATTTCCGATACAATTTGGTGGAACCGATATCGTAAATGGTGTAAAGAAGTAGAAATTATCAAGAAAGAATTAAAGAGTTATGAGTAAATTAGAAGAAATAAAAGTTTTAAAAGACACGATTAAATATTTCAATTCACAAATCGAACCTCATGATTGTGGTTGGATGCATACAACGATTGATGGATTAAAACATCGTATTAAAGTTTTAAGAAAAGAAATCAAACAAATGAAACCGAAAGAATCCTGGGTAAAAGGATATAATAAATGGAAAAATGAAAGGTGCCCACATAATTAAATGAACTCAATTGATTTTGAAAAAGACAGAGTAGACTCGATAACACAGATAGATCAAACAAAAAATCTATCCGATAAAGTTATTGAATTAAGAAATTTAGAAGATCAAGTTGCAGCCTCCGAAAATCACACGAAAGATTTAAAAGAGAAAGCCAAGCAGCTTTCTAATTTTGACATTCCTAAAATGATGCAAGAAATGAATGTCACAAAACTAAAATTAAAAGATGGTGCTTCAATAGAAGTCAAACCATTTTATGGCGCCCATATAACTCCTGACAAACAGGAAGCGGCGTTTAACTGGCTTCGAGAAAACGGCCTAGGGGACATTATTAAAAATGATGTCACCGTTACCTTTGGTCGTGGCGAAGACAACAAGGCAATGGCTTATGCTACCCTTGCACGAGGTCAAGGCTATGAACCCGTCCAGAAAATAGGGGTTCATGCTCAGACACTCAAAGCGGTGGTTCGCGAGCGTACAGAATCTGGACAAGATATGCCCGCGGACCTCTTTAACCCGTTTGTAGGTAACCAAACAAAAATAACAAGGAGAAACTAGAAAATGGAAACTAGAAACGAGAAGCAAGAAGCAAGAGACGAGAAGCAAATAGCTGTAAAACAAGAAGCAGGTCTGCCTTCAACAATTGATTTTGAAGCAGATGCTGGTTCAGGTTTTGAAAATTTAGTAGAGAAATCAGTAACTCTACCTATTTTAAAGCTTTTACAGAATGGATCAGCAGAAGCAAAGAAACGTGATCCAAAATATGTTACAGGTGCAGAACCTGGTATGCTTTATAATACAGTCACCGGAAAATTGTACGATGGTGAAAAAGGTGTACAAGTAATTCCGTGCTTCCTTGATTTTGAATATCAAGAGTGGGCTGATTTCGGAACAGGATCAGGAAGACCTGAAAAAATATACCCTGCCGAAAGTAAAATTCTAGACGAGACAACCAAAGATGCACAAAATAGGGATAGATTACCAAATGGTAATTATATTCAAACAGCTGCTCAGTGGTTTGTAATTGTTTCGGACGCTAAAGGTTCAGAAACAGTTATGATGTCTTTTTATGGAACACAATTACCGGTTAGTCGTAAATGGAATGCTGCACAATTGAGTATTTCTTTTGATGGTAAAAAAGGACCATATACGCCGGCACGTTATAGCCACATTTGGAAGCTATCTACTATCGCAAAAAGCGGTAAAGGAAATACTTGGTACGTTTATAAGTATGAATTAGTTCATAAGCTAGACTCTGTTAAGGATGCAAATCTCTACAACAGAGCCAAACAATTTAAAGCTAATTGTGAAGCTAGAACTAAAAGCAGAAAAAATTTATCATAGATTTCCACACCGGATGGAAAGGTGGGCGGCAGCGGGAGACTTACGCCGCCCATACAAAAAATATGATGAAAGAATTAGAAAAATTTAAAGAAATATTCGAAGGCTTAGACTGTGCCTACGGTATAACGAAAAAAAGTACTCAGTTTACAGACAAAGGTAAAAATAAAACAGAATCCTTTACCATCAGTAAACCGCCTATTAAACAACTTTGGAATGATCATTTAATAGGAAAAGATCCTGCTTTAGCTATTATTCCAATAAATAAAGACAATAAATGTAAATGGGGATGTATTGATATAGACATATATCCTTTTGATCATAAAAAATTTATTCAAAAATTAAATAATAAAAAGATACCTGCAATTGTGTTTCGATCCAAATCAGGAGGAGCGCATTGTTTTCTTTTTACTAAAGAACCAGTTCCAGCGATTATTATGAGGGCGAAATTAAAAATGATTGCATCTGCGATGGGGTATGCAAGAGCAGAAATATATCCTAAACAAGATTATATAAGAGTCGATAGAGGAGACACAGGAAGTTTTCTAAATTTACCTTACCACGGAAATGAAAAAACAGTTAGATATGCCTTTAACGCAAACAGTGAAGGCCTAAGTTTATCCGAATTCTTTTCTTTTTATGAAAAAATAGCACTAACAGAGAAAGAATTAAATGATTTCGAGTTTAAAGAGGAAAAAGAAAAAGACGATGATTTTAAAGGAATACCTCCATGTCTAGAAGCTCTACTTTCTGAAGGAGTTCCTGAAGGTCAAAGAAATAGTTGTATGTACAATGTTGGTGTTTATCTTAAAAAAAGATATCCCGAGAATGGTTCTCCAGAAACACAGGAGTGGGAACGAAAAATGGAGCAATACAATAAAAAATACATGAAGCCTCCGTGCGATAGTCCCGAAATGGTTACAACCATAGCTTCTGTAAAAAAGAAGGATTATCATTATAGGTGTAAAGATGAACCTATTTTAAGTTTCTGCAACGCTAAAAAATGTATAACAAAAGAATTTGGTGTTGGTGATGACGCACCGGTACCTGAAATAACTGAAATTAGAAAATATGATTCTGATCCTCCTTATTATTTTGTATCAATCGGAGGAGACAGTGTTGAAGTTGATGATGCAACTTTACACGATCCTGAAAAATTTTCATTGGCTTGTCTAAATCAAATAGGTCAACCAATGATGCCGATTCCAAGGCATATTTGGAGAAGATTATTGATAAAGCATTGTGGTCCAGGAGGTGTTAATTTAAAAATTGTTCCAGCTCCTTCTTCATCTAAAATTGATGTTCAACTCAGAGAAATATTAGCAGAATATATAAATAAAGCCCCCGGCGAAACTATCGATGATATATTAAGAGGAGTTGCTTTTACAGATAACGAAGGAATAACATCTTTTAAACTCTCAAGATTTTGGAAATATCTACTCAGAACTAAGTCTTGGCCAGAAAAAACATACCCTAAAAATAAAACAACTCGACTTATGGAAACATTGTTTGGAATGACAGAAGTACAAAGAAAACTCAAAGGAAAAAACACTCGATTTATGTCAATGGAAACTATTAAATTGGATAAACCTAATATTAGAATCAATAAAAAACAGAAAGAACCATGGGAATAATAACAAAAATTCCTGGTAATCCAGGAACAGGGAAAACGACCAGACTCATTGGATATTTAGATAAAGAAATTAAAAAAACCGATCCTCAAAAAATTATTTATATTACATATAGTAATGCCGGTGCTGATGAAGCTCGTGGAAGAATAAAACACTCTCTTTTGTATATTTCTACAATGCATTCTATGGGATCACAGGAATCTGGTATTTCAAAAACTCTCAATCGAAAATTATTAGAAGGAAGAAAATGGCAAATATTTAAAGATCATCCTGGACATGAAAAATGGCAAGATATGTCCTTTGAAGCTACAAGGGATGAATTTGGATATACCTATAAACAAAACTCTCATATGGACATAATTCAATATTCCAGGGCTAAAAAAATTAATCTAGTTGAAGCAGCTATCCAATTAAATTTGCATGAAGGTCAAGTTGATTTAGATGACACTGAACAATTGGAACAAGATCTAAAGACCTTTAAAGAAGATACTAAGATGGTAGAATTTACTGACATGATTGAATTGTTCATAGAAAAATTTAAAAAAGGTGTATGTTCCGATATCAATGTTGTTTTTCTTGATGAAGCTCAGGACTTAAATCGAGCGCAATGGGATATGTTTCATTGTATTAATGAAAAATGTGATAGAGCCTATGTTGCCGGAGATGATGATCAGACAATTTACGGATTTCAAGGTGCAGATGCCAGACACTTTGTAGAATTGAAAGGTAAAGATGACACACAAAAAGAATCCCATCGAGTTCCTAGAAAAGTACATGAAGTTGCTTTGAAAATTTTGAATCAAATTCCTAAGAAAGACAGAATATCTAAAGATTGGTTTCCAAAAAATGAAGAGGGGGAAGTTATTGATAAAAATTACAGTTTAGAAGATATTAATTTTACTGAGGGTAAATGGATGCTATTAGCTCAAACCAATAAATTAGTTGATGAAATAGGAGAACATTTTTATAAATTAGGTATAAGATTCTTTAGTAGATCAAGTCTATTTTTACCGGATGAAATTCTTCAGGCATACCAAACTTGGAACAAATTAAATAATAAAATGGCAGTTAAAGTTAAAGAGGCAATAAATTTTTATGTAAAATTTTGTCGTTCTCGTGCACCACACCGGCATGTTAAGCATGGTAATTCAGATGGTCAATCCCTAGAAAAACTAGATAAAGAAGATTTCATAACTTTAGGGGAATTAAGAGACAAGCATGATTTACTAGCGACAGGAAGCTGGGAACAATTCCACATCGACGAAGATGTTAAAAATTATATGAAAAATTTATTAGATAAAGGAGATAATTTAATGACAGACTCCAGAATAAAAATATTAACTTTCCACGGATCAAAAGGAAAAGAATGCGACAATGTTGTGTGGTTTCCTGATTATGGAGCAGAAAATGAAGTAAAACCGTATCGAGGAGCTTGCGATAATCCAAACGTACAACATAGATTAGTTTTTGTCGCTATAACTAGAACTAAACAAAAACTATACCTGATGGCGCCTTTGACTGACGGTAATTATTACACAATAGGAGAACCAATATTATGAAAGTAAAAAAATATATAGAAGCGATGAACTACTTATCAACTAGTCCTTATCAGAAACAAGTTGGTGGAAAACATTATTTAAAATATAAAATTCAACCCAGTAAATTTGTGGTAGAAAATAAGTTGCTTTATCCTGAAGGAAACGTTATTAAATATATTCTAAGACATTCAGATAAAGGAGGAAAGGAAGATTTAGAAAAAGCTAAACATTTCATCGATATGATTATTAAAAGAGACTATGGGGAAGAGAAAGAAAAAAAGGAATCGTGGATAGAAGGATATAAAAAGTGGAAAGCCAGTAAATGATGTTCGAGGCTCAGACCGAATGGATATCTCCAGAATCTTTTCCAGATTTAAAAAAATTTGATTTTATTGCAATAGACTTAGAAACTAGAGATCCAGGATTAAAATCAAGGGGATCTGGTGCTTTAGTTAATGATGGAGAGATCATAGGCATTGCAGTAGCAGTTGAGGGATGGTCCGGTTATTTTTCTTTTGGACACGATCAAGGTAATTTTTTTGACAAGCGTAAGGTTATGCAATGGATAAAAAAAGTTTGTGCATTACCCGCTACAAAAATATTTCATAATGCTATGTATGACGTATGCTGGTTAAAAGCATACGGCGTAGAAATAAAGGGTCTTATTATAGATACAATGGTCATGACATCTTTAATAGATGAAAATAGATTCTGGTACTCATTAAACAGTATTGCTTATGACTATCTTGGCGAAGTAAAAGATGAGACTGGATTACAAGCCGCTGCAGATAAAGCAGGTATCGATGCAAAATCTGAAATGTATAAGCTTCCGGCCATGGATGTTGGATCATACGCAGAAAAAGACGCTGAATTAACTTTAAAACTTTCTAAAATCTTATCTCAAAAAATAACGAAAGAAAATCTTACAAAGGTTTTTGATTTAGAAACTCAACTTTTTCCATGTCTAGTTGATATGAAATTTAAAGGCGTGCGCGTAGATATCGAACAAGCTCACCAAGTGAAGCAACAATTATTAGAACAAGAAACAATATTGCTGCGAGAAGTAAAAAAAGAAACACAGATAGATGTTCAAATAATGGCAGCAAGAAGTATTGCCAAAGTTTTTGACAAACTGAACTTACCTTATAAAAGAACTGAAAAAATAAATGCTCCGTCATTCACTAAAAACTTTCTCTCTACTCATTCTCATCCCATAGTTAAAAAAATCGCAAGAGCTCGAGAAATAAATAAAGCACATACGACATTCATTGATACTATTATCCGCTACGAACATAAAGGTAGAATTCATGCAGATATTAACCCAATTAGATCAGATAGTGGAGGCACAGTCACAGGTCGATTTTCGTATAGCAATCCAAATCTTCAGCAAATTCCAGCAAGAAACAAAGAATTGGGACCAATGATAAGATCGTTATTTCTTCCGGAAAGAGAACATAAGTGGGGTTGTTTTGACTACAGTCAACAAGAACCAAGACTGGTAGTACACTATGCCGCAAAAAGCTCTCTCGCTAACGACAAATCAGTAATTGAGATTGTTGATAAATTTAAAAAAGGTTCTGTAGATTTTCATAAAATTGTTGCTGACATGGCGAAAATAGAACGAATCCAAGCTAAAACAATTAATCTTGGACTATTTTATGGAATGGGTAAAGCTAAATTACAGGCAGAATTAGGTTTAAGCACGAGACAAGAAGCGGAAGAATTATTTGATAAATATCATGACAGTGTTCCCTTTGTAAAAAATTTAATGGATAAAACGACTGAAACAGCAGAAAAAGATGGATGTATCCGAACTCTAGGAGGAAGAAGATGTAATTTTGAAAAATATGAAATTAATGAATTTAGACGTGGAAAACTTTCTGTCACCGGGACAAGAGCCGAGATAGAAGCTAAATATATTGAACAATATAAAAAAAAATATCCAGAGGCAGAAGATGAGAAAATTGAAAGAATTAGAAAAACATTAAAAGAAGAAGACCAAACTTTAATAAAAAGAGCTTTTACCTACAAAGCTTTAAACAAATTAATACAAGGATCTGCAGCGGATATGACTAAAAAATCGATGCTGGATTTGTATAAAGAGGGTATTATAGCCCATATACAGATCCACGATGAGCTGGATATTTCTGTAGAATCTGATAAGAAAGCTGAACAAATAATTGAAATAATGGAAGCTGCAGTTGACCTGGAAGTACCTAATAAAGTAGACTACGAATCTGGGAAAACTTGGGGCGATATTTACGATTAGGAGGAAATATGGAACAAGCAAAAAAATTATGGGCATTAGCATTAGCTCATAAAAAGATTTCTATTGCTGTAGC